GTAAGTGTAAAGAGGGTAAATCCTGCCCAGTACATTTCTTTCGAAGACACGCTAATCCAGATAAATATGAGGCAGATAAGAAATCGTTTGAAAGCAAAGGAAAGAAAGCTAAGAAAGAACCAGAACCCGATCCAGAACCCGAATTTGAAATAGAAGCATGTGATTGTTCTAATTGCGATTGTGAGAATCACGAATCATGTGATTGTGACGATTGTGAATGCGATAATTGTAACTGTTAAAACGTTTATATATAGGTAAGGTTATATACTATTTGTGGTCGTCAGGGATTACCCTCCAACATGTCGTTGGGTAGCCCTCTTAGACCCGACCACTTCAGCAAGGGTGAAAAGCGTGTATGAGACATCATTCACCCATTGCGATTGCTGGAAATAATCGAAAAAATTTTTTGTAATTTAAGAAAATTTTCTGTTTTTGTGAAAAATTTTTCGTGAACTTTATATAGTTAGGCGACATGTATAAGGCATGGGCTTTACTGATGGATTTAAGAACGTAGCCAAGGCTTTTAGTAATCTATCATTCACAAATAAGGGCTATACTGAGACTACTAGTAGGCCTGCAATCATGCAACCATACATGGCTACTGACACAGGGGCCAAATTACCAATATTCCCATTCCCTCTTATTATGATTTATGAGTTAGCAGATAATGTTGACGCACTTAGAATATCAATAGAGACCTTAAACAGAGAATCTTTCAAGAATGGCTTTGAAGTAGTAGAGAAATGGAAGTATAAATGTGAAAATTGTGGTAAAGAATTCGATTCCAAGCCTTCAAAAGACGATAATATGGACCCAAATGCACATCCAACAGAGCCAAATTCAGATTTGGACGAGAAACCAGGTGTAGATGACACAAAAGTTGAGTGTGATGAGTGTGGATCTGATAAAATTAGACGACCAAAACCAGAAAATCGTAAAACTTTACAAAAATTATACACTCATTATGTAAATAACAACGATCAAACCATTGAAGATGTTGGTAGACAACTAGAAAGAGACCTAGAAGTGGCCGATAATGCATATTTACTACTTTTAAAGAACTATTATATCAGTGATGTTACTGGTGAGATTGATTATAAGAGAACTGAGATTAAAGAATTGCTTAGAATAGACCCTCCCCAGGTTGCAATGATCGCAGATAGTGATGGTAGAATAGGATTTGATGATAAAAGGAACGCAGTTTATGTTTGTCCACGTTTTGAACACAGAGATAAGAGATTATCCAAGCCAAAATGTGATAGATGTGGTGCAAAAGCTCTAAAAGCACTTTTAGAAGTATCTTCAGTGTATTCTGTAGGTGTTCCACAACCAAAAAGAGTAATTTATGGTCAAGGAGAAGTAATTTGGGTAGCTGGAAAGTACAAACCAGGTCTAATTTACGGATTTAGTCCAATTTATGCACTTTGGTCAAAAGTAATGTCATTATCTCACATGGATGAGTATATCAGAAAGTATTTCGACAAGATGAGACCACCAAGAGGTCTTTTGGTTATTGCATCAAGAAACTATGAGACGTTTAGAAAGGCATGGAGTTCATTAGAACAACGAGCAATAGAAGATCCTTACATGATTCACCCACTTTTGGTAGAATCTGAGAAAGGTGGAAGACAAATGGCTCAATGGATTGACTTTACAGGTTCATTAAAGGAATTAGAATTCATAAATATTAGACAAGAACTTAGACAAATAATTGGTGCAGCATATGGTGTACTACCATTGTACTTTGGTGAGTTACCTGCAGGATGGGCAAGTGAAGGTATGCAAGTTACAATTACAAATAGAGCAGTAAAGTGGTCACAAGACTTTTTGAAGTCACATATATTTGATAGATTAGCATTAGAATTACAAGTAGATGATTGGGTATTAAAATTGAAAGAAGGTGAAGAAGCAGATGAGCTTAGAGACCTTGAGATTGAAGCCCAAGAGATTCAGAACTATGCACAATTACAACAGATGGGATTCGATGTTAAGAGAACTCATAGTGGTGATTGGGTTGCAGCAAAGGAACCAACATTCCAACAAGTTATGTTACCAGAGATGACTATGGCAGAACAACAAATGGCAATGATGGAAGAACAAATGGGAGGACAACCGGGCACACCAGGAAACGGACAACAAGGAGGTGGAGTTAAATCAGGTAGAGGTCCATCTGCAACTGGAAACAAAGAAAGAACCCAGGGTTCCAAACAAGGCAGTCCAATGAATAGAAGACCAAGTGATGCAGGTAGTGTAGGTCAAGGTCATCCAAGTCCAGGTGGAAAGAGAAGTGGTGCATTTAATGCTTCCAACAAATCAGATAGAGGAATAGGACATACTGAAGAATTTTGGATTAAGAAAATGACTAAAGATGATGATATGACAGAGGATCAGGCTAGAATGATAATCAAGACCTGGGAGAAAGAATACAAGAAAACAGGTATGATTTACTATCCAACTATCGAGAAATCAGAAGAACTAAGACCAGGAGAAGTAGATACTATTAGAAAGAAGAAATCAAGATTAAAGACAAAGTATGTAATTAGAAGAGAAGGATTACCAGATATGGAGATTACAAAGACAGAAGATGAGGATAAATCAGAACCTCCACAAGAAGAGGAACAAGAAGAAGAACAAACAAATGAGAGTGAAGAATAATGGAAGGTAACATCAATGAACTTCAAATTATAAACCCACCTGCATCAGCATTTGAGTTTATCATGGGAGAAAAGAGAATCCTTACATACAAACTACATAACACGGGGGAATTCCCTATTAAGGACTTTAACGTTAAAGCAACAAGCATTTTGAAACTAGGAGATGATGCAATACAAACAAAAAAGAACTATGTAAAGGTAGTCAAATTTCCTTCAGTATTGAATGCAGGTCAAAAGGGGGAACTAATAATAGAAGCAGAAGTACCATTTGATTACAGTGAAGTAATAAAGAGAGACGGTAAAGACACATTATGGCCTTATAGAATAGCATTGACTATAAAGAGTGTCAAACATATAACAGAACTCTAGTGGTAACATACAAGAAATAGGGTACATTTATATATACATCCAGATATACTATTATTATATGTCTAAAGTAGTTAAAAAG